ATGTATGCAGTATACCCAGTACCAGCAGCGGTGATAGCACCAGCGGCATCAATACCCTGGTCGTTTTGGTTACGGTCATCAAGAATAGGAAGGTAATGATATTGTTTAATATTCTTACCCATATTTTTAGGCATAGCACGGGTATTAGCCAGCTGTCCAAAATATGTTTCCTTTGCGGCTTCTACAAGAGCTTTCTTGTGGAAGTAGTCGGTACGGATCTGTGATCCAGCAGAAGATGTAGTTCCTGCGTCATTACCGTAAATTTGCTTATCAGCCATTATTTTATATACCTATGTAAATTAATTTAAATAAATTTACTACTAGACAATTTTTCGAATTCTTCATCTGACATATTTAAAGGATCAAATGAATCCTCAACAACAGTCTTTGTAGTACTTTTTGTGGAACTTGCAGCTTTCTTTCGATTCGTCAGCTGTTTGGAGTCTTCCGATTTCTTAGAAGGAATAAGTACTTTTGGAGTTTCGGATATAACAGGGGTAGTAGCTTTTTGTACTGTAAAGCCTCCTCTGGCATTGATCTCTTCACCTACAGTTTGATACGCCTCTAAATCAGACTGTCCCTTTAATTGGCCTATCATACGTTTGTTATCTACTTCATTTTTAATTTGATCATAGATACCAGACGCTACGTGATCATTAATAACACGTATAATTTCAGGCTCAGTCATAAGAACTTTCTTACTGGAGTCATCCCACTTATTGCCAATAATGTCGATAGTAGCTGCAAATGAACTTGTGTCTCGAATATCATCGAGTATTCCATCAAGCTCTACATCCGAATCATTTACATTGTAAGATTTGGGGTGATACTCTTGTTTCTCAATATCAATATCAAGTGGGTTTATTCCACTTTCTTTGATTAATTGGGCTATAGCTGCTGGATCTTTCTTACTTAAATCAATTAAGTGGTTCAGTTTATCTGCATCTAATAACTCGTTGTTTTCTAGCATTTTCATAAGTTTCAGATTGGGTTTTAATCCAGTCATTTTCTTATTATAATTTGCACCCATTTGCATAAGAACAATAGCATCATCAACACTGTTGACTTTTACTTCTCGTCCATTGGCTTTAAAAGGTGCTAAAAGTCGTTTATATTCATCTTCATAGTTAATTTGCTTAACCTCAGAGTCCTCCGCTTTCAGCTCGGACTCTTCGGCTACTGCATCTTCATCTACCTTTGTAGACTCAACTGTATTATCTTTAGTAGCATCTGTAGCATCGTCTGACTCTGTTGTAACAACAGGATCTTCTTCTTCTTCATCTACAGAATCTGGTAAATCATCTTCTACAGTTGTAGAATCCTCTTCCTCAGTAGGAATAGCTTCTTCTTCTTCTTCTACTTTATCTTTAGCGACTTCAGACGCAGCAAAAGCTGCTTCAAGTTCATCATCAGGAAGATCTAAAGGGTTAATTACATCTTCTTCAGTTGTTGTATTAGACATAATTAATATTATTCCTCATCACTGTCAAGATTTTCATCTTCATCAGTATTTTGTAACATTTCTAAATCTTGTTGGTGTGCTTCTAAATCACGTTCTGCTTGGTTACCTAATGCTGTAAGCATACTAAAATATTGACGCAATCCGCCAATAGCAATAATCTGGTTATCTAAAACAGTTTGTCGTTCTACTGTTTGCATATGAGGATTAGCTTTGGCAAGTACTACGCGAGAAGCCTCATTTGTAAAATATCCAATATCTATAATCTTTTTAAAATCTTTATTCTTAGCTAATCTACGTAAAGAATCGCGTACAGCAATTACTTCTTTAACTTGTTCCATAGTTACTTCTAGTTCTTCAATTTGATCTTGTACCATTACTTGTGTCCTCATTCTGAGATTAAAAAGCATCAAATGCGATGCCATATAGGTATTTTAGTTGGTAAGCACTAACTTGTCTACTATTTCTATATTTTAGTTGTTAATTTCTCCTTTTTATCTGTTAAAAGACTCTCTACAGCCTTTAAATTAATCTGATTTTGAGTATCAACTTTTTTCATGTTCTCTTCATGTTGTCTTTCAGCACCAGATTCTTTATCAAGGAAAATAAGATCTTCATTATCAGATTTACTATCTAAATTACGTGTCTTAGCAACTTTAAGATCAACATCAGCCTGGTTCTCAAGACCTTTCTGCCTCTCATTAAATACTTGTGCTTGAAGAAGTTCAACTTTAAGTCGTTTTTCTTCTTCTATTAATGGATCAGGTTGTGGTTGATAAGATTCAATACTTTTAGCTAACTCAGGCATCTTACGAAGACGCGCAAAATCAGTAAGAATCATTCTAGTCATAGCTGGGTCCATATTATTACCCATTGTCTGTAACATAAATGATAACTCTTTAGCTTTAGCAGCATCAGCCTCAGCTGTACTAATTGATAATCGTAAATCAAAATTACCTGCTAAATCATCTCTACGTACTGTAACAAATTCTTCATTAGTAACACGAATTACTTCTTCTTCGTCTAAGAATTCAGCATTCATACTAATGATTTTACGACCTACTTGCTTAATGCCTTCTGCTAATCTACGAAGAATACCTAATTCTCGTTTTGCAGTAGCATCTAATGCATTAACTTGTCCTGTTGCAGTATCCCCTAAAGCATTACCTGTAATACCTTGATGGAAGGCTTTAACTCCTGACATGCTTTCTGCATCAGCATTCTGCATATTAAGCATATATTCAGCACTGCGAGGAATTTCTGGATACGTATGCATGAAAAATGACAATCTTGGGTCATTATTCCCATTGTATTCGTAATCATTTCCTGCATCAAATTTACGTTTATTAGTGACATCTAAAGCACCTTTTTGTGTACCTATCTGTCCATTAGCACTTCGAGCCATGATATCAATCATACCTCGGGTGACTGCACCAATAATCTTTTGATTATCTTCTAGTAATTCACCATCTGGCTCACCATAAATTTCTTTACGTACAGGTAAGTATTGAACCAAAACAAAAGGAATTTTCTTATCTGGGAAGGGACTTAATTCCATACGAATTAACGTATCCCCAGCCCATGTAGCTACGAAGGGTTCTACAGTTCCTGTACCATTAATATCCCAATAGCCCCAATACTCATATGCTACAAACTTCTGTCTAGGTTTATCTTTAAAAGTGAAATCTGTTTCATTGTGAGATTCATGATCTGGTTGACTTAATACTGAACTAGCACTAACCGTAATTTTATCAACATTTTTATACCTTTTATCCTTTTTAAGGCTAGATAGATCTGTCTCAAAACTAAACACTAAGAACTGTGCTTTATCCATATTTCCTTTACAGGATGGATCAATAGTTACATTGGTATAGTCACATACTTCAACAGTAGGATGATTCTTAACTACTTTAACTCGATTTTCTACGTGCTCTCCTACAATTGTCTCAGTAACTGCTATACCAAATTCCATGGCTACTTCATGTACTCTACGGGCATCTTCATCCAGTTGATCCAATACTGATGGATCTTCTTGCATTGCTTGATGTAAGGCTATGAACTGCTGAATCTCAGCAGGATCTTGGGATTGAGTATATTGATAGTCTGGTACGGTTATTGCTTCTTCTGCTTCTTCGAAATCCCAACCTACACGTACAATTACTGTTCCTTCATCTACTGCGGCACGAATATATTCATCAATAAAGCTAATTTTATTTAATTTAGTATTAAATTGGTTATTAAGTACTAAACCATTCTGTATAGCAGCAGATCTATCTTCATAAGTAACCGGGTCTGCATTAAAAATATCTTCAGTTGATAAAAATGGTTCTGATAAGGAAGCGTATCGCCATTCAGCTTGTTTACGTATAAGCTTAGGTTGAACCGATGATCTCCCTTTACGCTTTATAGGTTTAGCTTTGCCAGTAATATTAAGATTATCAAGCCAAGAAGTAACCTTTGCTACGTGAGTATCATGAGCAGATTTAGCATCCTCTAAATCTTTTTTAAGGTCTTTTAATTCTGGAGCATTTGCCCAATCAGTAAGAGGTAAAAGTTCTTCATTACTTTCTTCTTGGTCGAGAGCTATATTTTTATTTTCTAACATAAGATACTCTTATTTGGTAACGTGTAAATCAATTATAGTAATAACAAATCCATTAGTAGCTACTGCTGTATAAAACTTTACTCGACCTTTGTAATTACCTTCAGGTACATCTAACACTCCCAAGCGCATAGATAATTCATCAGCAGTCCATGTAATATCACCATCTGCACTGTCTACATTTCTTTGGTTCAAAGTAAGTTGATCTAATAATGGGTTACCATATACATAGACTTCTACTCTAGTAATTGAATTAGTATCTAAATTATAAGGTACTGCATCTTTAGTAACATTAAATACCTCTGTAGTATCTGTGCCTAAATAAACATTAATCATTATTAGTCTCTATATTAAAAGTTGCTGTATTTTGTATTAATACAAATCCAGGATCTACTAACTTAAATTCCCAAAGCGACATTGGGGTAAGTATTATAGTATTAGGCGCTAATTGTAACAGAAAAGTACTATTATATGGTACTAATTTGTAATTTTCTGTCTTTAATATACCAAATATGGGGGTAACAACAGTTAAAGAAATTTCTGATGTTACGATATCAGCACCAAATACCGCAGAAATTATATGTAAAAAGAAATCTTTAGTGGTAGATTTAATTGCACTAAAAACAGGTGTTACCTTAATTAAGGTAATACCCTCTAATTCTATAATAACCTTACCCAATTTTATTCACAAAAGTTTTCGCCCCATTCGTTGAACTTAAACATATACTAACAATTATACACTACTTTATTATTAAATTATCTACTAGTGAATTATGACGTTTTGCGCAGGATTCGAGTTCTTTCATACATTGTTCTAGTACAACAAGAACCATAAAAGGATTATCAGTAGATTCACATATTTCAGGGCAACGAGTTAGATGAGTCTCTTGAAATACTATCTGTGGTTTGGGTCTTTCCTCTGGTGAGAATGGTACTAAAGTCGTGCATCCACTCATCAGTAATAACAGGCCGACTATCACAAACCACTTGAGGTTTACTGATAAGATATTTAATTCGTTTATCTGATGCATTCCTA